GCCGGGATGAAGAACATGCCCGACAACTGACCGAGCGAAATGCCGCCCACCTGGACTCCGTTGCATCGGGCCTTCGTCTTCGGATGGTTCCGGAGAGTCCGCCACGCCGACAGACCGAGCACAATCGTCGGGGTCATGAACCCGCCCGTCGCTGTCATCAGGTTCTGGAGTTGCTCGTCAATCTGGTCGATCGGGTCGACGTCCGCGTTCGACCAATTGCCACGGCTGCCAACCGCAGTCGTGTTCGCCGCCACGAAGTCCACAACGCGCTTGGCCAAGGACAGGCTGGACGAATTGACCAGGCTCTTGATCTTGCCCTGGTCGAGCAACTGCGAGGCGAGACTGCCAGCCGATCCAGCGAGTTCCCGTTCGTGATCGTCCACCGTGACTTCCAACGAGTGCGGCTCGCAAACGAAGGATGCGTCCGTGGCATCGAACTCGATTCGCCGCGCCTTTCCGCCAAGCCCGCGAAGGGTGGCGTAGGTCTGGAACGAGTTAACGTCCGAGAACTGCTTGTACTGACCGGACGCCCCGGACACCTGCACCATCGGCATCAGGATGTTCGTCAACTCCCGCGCTTTCATCAGGTCGTTGGCCAGACCCTGCGCGTAGTTGGTGAGCGTGTAATTGACCGTTGCGGATGAGGCTCGCGACATAGTGAGAGAGTGTTTTGGTTACGTTGACCGCACCGGGTTAGCTGAGGGTGATCGGCGTCAGCGTGGCGGCTTCGATGATGTCCCCGGACACCCCGGACTCCAGCGCGACAAGCGACACAACCCGCCCCCCCGTGGCTGCGTCCGTGATCCACGTTCCGTCCGTGTGCTGCTGCATCTTGTCGCCCTTCGTGACCGTACCGGAAAGCTTGGCCGGAACGGTTCCAGCGCAGGCTCCGAGGATGGCCACTGTGACCTGGTTCCCGGACGTGGCGCCTTCGAGGATGATGCCTCGGGCATGGACGGAAGCCGACGCGGAGAGGGTTGCGGTGTCGCCGCTGATGGTAACCGATTTGCCGCGACCAGCCGAGTAATCAGCGGCGGCGGTCAGCGCGATGACTGCGTCGGCGCGGATGTATAGTGCACTCATGGTTTGATGATTCGATGCTTCGTTGCGGTTGGTTACTCAGCCGATGCGAGACGGAAAAGTTCCGGCTTGTGCCGTTGGATGTGCTCGTAGGCGTCCGTGAAAGTCGCCTTGTTTGCGATCTGGTAGTTGCTGACCTCGGCGGCCACCAGCGCGGCGCGTTCGGCGTCAGTCTTCGGAGCACCTGGGGGAGTCCGTCGCTCGTTGGCGTTGTGGATCTGCTTGCCGTCCTCGTTCGTGTCCTTGCCGGTTACCTTTTTGGATAGGATCGCGTCTAGGATCTTCACCGTTCCTGCCCGATTGGAGACGAGTTGATCGATCAAATCCTTGTCGGTCAGTCCGAGTCCCCGATATTTCACGACGTCCGAAGCGACATTTTCCAGTTCCTTGGCTCGGTTCGTGAGGACTTCGATCTCACCCCGGAGGCGGTTGCAGGTCTCCTCATCCTTCCCGGGTGACGCCATCTTGGCCTTCGCGTTGGTGATTGCGGTCGTCACGGCTGCATCGTCCGCGGTATCCGCGAGACCGAGCATGTTCAAGAGAAGGGATTTGTAGTCCATAGAGTGATCGGTTTCGTCGCTTCGTCGATTCGCCAGCGGCTGCATGCCCTTGATGTTCGGGTCATTCGTCAGCGCCAACCGGATGAACCTCCCTGGTCTCACCCTCGCGATTCCATCGGCGGTCTGTCCTACTTCTTCTCCGTTTGTCAACACCGGACTCACCATCCGATAGATGCCGTTGCTGATCTCCGCCGAACCTTCGCTCGTCCATTTCGGCATCGCCCACAGTCCGTCCTCGCGCTTCTCGATGTTCATCACCCACCCCGCAGCACGGGTTTCCTTGTCGGAATAGTGGCTCAGATGATCGCGGTCGATGAGCAGCCCGGGGAAGTTGCTCGCGGTCTTCTCCCGGTTGAACGCCGTCACGATGGCGTCGAGTGCCTTCTCGTCGATGACCTGGCTGAATTGCTTCCCGTCCAGCGACCGACCGAGGAACTCGCCGATGCGAAGAACTTGAATCCAGTCGCCCGTTGGAACGAACTGGCCCTCCCGGTTTAAGAGCGTCGGGGTTGCCTCGCCTACGATGATGATGCGGTGTGTCTTCATGCTCATGCCTTCCCAGCCAGTCCGTTGAGAAACTCCGTGCCCATGATGTCCTCCAAATACTCCGCCAGTTTCGTCTCGCGGTTCAGCGTCCGGAGCATCTCCGGGAACTCGTCGCGGATGCGTGCCAGCCGTGCCTTGCGCGAGTCGTCGCCGGGGTCCTCCATGGCCTGCGTTATCCGGTGAACGAACCGTTGCAGATTGCGCGATGCGATGCCGGTGAACGCCTCGGCTATGGCCTGCCGGTTCGTGATCTTCGACTCGTCTTCCTCGGGGTCCATCCCGCCCGCGCCTTGCTCGGGTTCCTCGCCTTCCTCGACGGGCATACCGATGGCCTCGCTGGCGATCTCGGGATCGATGGCGAACCCTGCGCTCTTGGCGGTGCTGACCGCTTGGGAACCCGACAGGCTCACGCGCATGGCAGGGTTGCTGAGCGACAGGTAGGCGAGGTGAGGCTGGCCCGGGAATGCCATGTCCAGCCGCTTCTTGCCGATGCTCTTTTGGAGGACTTCGGCGATGTCGTCCGCCTCGCTGGCAACGATCTCGTCGAACACGTCGGCATGCTCTTCGGACGGGCCTTTCCCGATGCCGGTCGATGCGTCGGCCAGCATGGTCAGCTTCCCGCCAGTGGCGCACACCACGATCATGGAGTCCGAGTATTTCAGCCGGTTCTCAAACTGCGCCCCCGATCCGTTGGCGATCTCGGAGATGTTCACCTTGCACCCGGGAGGTAGGAACCCGCGCCCTCCGCTGATGATTCGCTCAAGCGTAGCCTGGTTGCGGTCGAACCACGCCTGGTCCGCGTTCTCCGGTGCTTCGCCGAATATGTTCGGGATGCCAAAGGTCTCGTTGAACGAATCCCAGTCCGATTGCCCAGCTTTCTTGCGCAGAAACTCAATTGCGATTGCCTCGTTGACCGGGTCAGTCACCTGCCGGATGACGAATCGGTCCAGACTGATGGGTTCCCCGCGTGTCGTGGCGAGAGCGTCCTTGTTGTAGAGCCAGTCCAGCGACGGGTACTGCTGGCACCAGTACCATTGTTCGACGGGTTGCAGCCGCACCAATCGCCTGTCCTTGAACACCCTCTCCAGATGCGCGAACCCTCGGAACGTGGCCAGCGACAGGAACCGCGTCGCTTCGGTGAGGTTGTCGATGCCGGCGATGAGGTCTTCCAACTCCGTCTTCTGCGCATCGGCGATCCGTTCCAATCCGGCGTCTTCGTGGGCCTTCTCGTCCACCTCAACGGACCACGTGCACCGGCCAAGGGCGGACAGTCGTCTCTCTTTGACGGCGCGGAGCATTGGTTCCCGTCGTTCCAGGAATGAATAGGTCCATTGAAGATCCGAGTGAATCCCTCGCTGGGAATCCTCCAGCATGCCAGTAAACTGGACGGCGTTCAGTCCTCGAATCGGGTTGATCTGGTGCCGCGTCACCATCCGGCCAACGACGTGGACGGTGCTTTGGGTCGGCTTGGAATCGCTACCGTTGACCCGTGCTGTTCCCGTCATCATGCCCAACCGCTCGCACAAAAACGGCCTGCCCGTCAATGCAACCGGCGCATGGCACGGTTCGTCTCACCGATGGCCCCGCGCTTCGGAGGCAGCACCCAAGGCGTCCCGAACGACTGCGTCAGCATGATGTAGAGCCCAGACACCGCGTCGACTTGGTCGTCGAATGCGCCCATCGGGAAGGCGTGAACCTCGGCGAGAAAGTCCTCGTTCCATGCACCCCGTAGGAGCGCCACCTTTCCGTTGCCGACGAGCGCGAACCACGGGAGGGCGCGGGTCAGTTTGTCGGTCTCCGCTCCGAACTCGCGGATGATGACGCCTTGCGCTGCGGAGTTGCGAAGCTCTTGGAACGCGATCTTGAACCCGCCCACGGCCTCCACGCCGACAGGGATCATCTCGTTTGCGGCATGGTCGAGGATCGTTGGCTTGGCTTCTCCCCACGACTTCCGCCAGCGGTCCATGGCGGTTATGTAGAACGTCCCGTCCGATCCGATGCACCCCTTGGCTCCTGCCCAAAAGTTTCCAACCTCGCTCTCGGATGCTGCAAGGTCCCAATACCGCATGAAGGTCCGATCCTTCGGGATGGCGTTGTCGTCCACGATCCGGAATGCGTTTCGGTCGACGACGTTGCCCTGTGCCGGCACCGGGTTCTGCTGGTAGAGCGATCCGAACACGTAAGGCCCGAGGGATCGGCGCTTCGATTCAAGGTCGGACGCTGGGAACCGCGACGGGAACAGCGCCTCGCCTGGTTTGCGCCGCAACGGGTCGTTCTCTTCGGCCAAGGCTGGGAGCTTGTACTGGTGCCATACCTCTTGCTCTCCACCGCCGTCTCGGAGTTCCGATTGCCGGCCCGGCTCAAGCAACCGCCCGACCAGGTCGTCGACGTGCCAGCGGGTCATGATGATGACGACGATCCCGCCCGGGGAAAGACGCGTCATGGCCACCGACATGAACCAATCCCACACCCGCTGCCGTTGGGTTACTGAGTGCGCTTCCGCGTAATCCTTGATCGGGTCGTCGATGATGAGGATGTCGGCCCCGCGTCCGGTCAGGGAACCGCCGACGCCAACCGCCTGGAACGATGATCCGTTGGTCAGCTTCCAGTTTGCGGCCGCAGCCTGTTCAGCGTCCTCCGTCACGTCGGGGAACACCGTGCGCCATTGCCGGGTGCGGACTCGTTCGCGGGCGCGGCGGGAGTGCTCTTTGGCGAGGTCCCCGGAGTATGAGGCGAGGACGATCTCCACCCCGGGGCGCCTGCCCATCATCCAGGAAGTCCACTCGACGGACACCAGCCGGGACTTGCCGTGCCGTGGGGGAACGCTGACGACGAGTCGGCGGATGTCTTTCCCTAGGCGGTCCAGTTGCCACGCGATGCCGGCGACCAGCGGGGAGTAGGTGTACTCAGGATCGCAGAACTGGGCGTAGAGGAGCAGGTCGTCGGATGCGGACTTGGCGACGTAATCCGCTTCCCCGTCAGTGCGGATGAGCGAATCCGTTGCCATTCCCGTTGTGCTTTCCGTTGCCGTTCACCGATACCGGCACTGTCCCGTCGACGAACCGAGCCCGTTCCTCCATGCGTTGGGCGATGCGCTTCTCCAACGCGCTGCCGAGTTGCTCGCGGTCTTCCGGTGAGAACGTGACGCCGATTGGTCCGCCGCCTGCCCCGGTGTGTGCGATCTCCTGTTTCTCGGCGAAGTGTTCCGGGTCCCGGCGAGTCAGCAGCCAGCTTGCCGCTTTCCAGTCCTTCTTTGCGGCTTTGCGGATGAGCTTAACCCCTTGATCCACAAAGTCTGATCGTGCCGATTCAAGTTGCCCTAGAAATCTGAGACACCAGGTCTGCCGTTTCGTCAGTTGTTCGCCTTTGGCGTGCAGTTCTTTTGCGGTCTTACCGTCGTTCTTCCACAGGTGGAAACAGTCTTCGGACACGCCGAACGTCGCGCACGCATGCTTGATCGGTACGCCTTGCCTGATGCTGTCGAGTATGAGCGCAACCACTTCGTCGCTCTTCGTGTTGCCGGGTGGGCGTCCCCGGCGTGTGTCGAACCCTTTCCTGCCTGCCATGGGGGACTATTGGCCCGGTGCTGGGAGTTCCGTCAAGGTTCGGGCGAGTCGTGGCACTTCGATGATGCGGGCCAGTTGGAGTCCGGGAGGGCGGTCCTTGGCGGTTGCGGTAACGTGTTGCTCGTCGACGAGTGCGGTCTTGGTCCAGTCGTGTTCAACCTTGATGTCCGTTGTGTACGGCGTGACCACGTAGCGGATGGCGGGTTGTCCTCCCGGGCCTCCTGAGATCACGATGTCAGTGACGTATCCCCATTGCAGTCCGAGGTATGGCGTTGCGATCCAATCGCCTAGGCTGTATCTGGTGTTTAGGGTCATAGCCAGTTATTGCGACTGCCCGTCGTTCATTCCGCTGTTCGGCGACTGAGCCTTCACGACGGGGGTATCTTCGATTACCAACCACGCCGGGCCTTTGGTCGATTTGTCGCGCCCTACGGTGATGCGCTTCCCTTCCGCCAGATAGATCACATGCGGGCCTTTGGTTCCACTGCCGACGTAGGTGATGGCTGATTTTGCTCCTGTCGCCGAACCAGCTGGTGCTGGCGAACTGGCGCCAGCCGGGGGTGTTTTGATGTCACTCATGATTTCGATCTCCTTCGTTGTTCGCGCCAGTCGCAGACCCTTGGGCGTTCGGCGACTGGCACAGCTTGAGTTGAGACGGCTTCCCATCAGATCCAAGGCTGATTACTCGAAACCAGTACACCCATGGGCCATGTCTTACGTCTAGGACCTGCCCGACGCGGTATCGCCGAACAAGTCCGTCCTGCGAACCGGCTTTCGCTGTGCTCATTGCTTTCCCTCCTGGCCGGTCGCAGACGGCGCGGCGTTCGGCGACTGGACGCGACCATTCTGAGCCCATTCGACACACCACGCATCCAGCCAGTCCCAGTGCAGCGGGTCAGCTTCTCCGTAAGGGTTTGAATCCATCTTTTGACCTTCGATTGCCGCCATCTTTCCAGCCTCTCTTGCGCGGATACATTCGATGATTTGATCGCGTGTCTTCACTTCGCCGCCTCTGTGGATTCCGTCGGTTGGCTGGCCTGCATGCGATTGATCGTCAGGTTCTCGAAGGCGTCGTTGAACGCGCATCGGCGACCTTCCCAGTAAGCGCGCTTTTGGTTGTATGTGGCTTCGACGCCTTTGTTGGCTTGATCAGCTTCGTGCTTTAGCCACGCCTGGAATTCGTCGAGTTGTTTGGGAGTCATGACGCCAGATCCTCGTTGAGCTTGATGAACTTCTGCACCTCGGACTCCAGTTGCGAAGCTCTCGACGAGATCGCCACGGCTTCGGATTCTGATGCAGCAACCAGTCTTTCAACCTCTTCGCTCATCTCTGTGACGCGCTTTCGGACCGCTCTCAGCGCGTCGCCGTACCTGCTATGCGCGTTTGCTTGTTGCTGTGTTTCGGCAAGGATCAGGTTCACCTGTGCCAATGCTAGGGATGCTGCTGTTTGTGTGGCTGTCATAACGGTTTAGGTGCGATTCGTTGAATGATCCAATGCATCCGACTCCGACTTGTGCCTTGCAGTTCTGCGGTGTGAGTTCCGATCTTCTGCAAGTCGCTGGCGATCTTCCATGCCCTGGCCGGCTCCATCCGTGTCATCGCCCGGGGCATCGCGTTGACGGCGTCGACGATCTCCATGATGGACTTCGGCTTGCCGTCGGCCAGAACGTCCTTGATCTGTTCGGTCTGTTCCGCAATCCGTTCCTCGCGGACCTGCCGTTTGATGATCCTATCGCGTTGCAGTTTGGTGAGCGGCTTTTCAGTGACGATCTCGGATGCGCGAAACGTCCATGGCTCCGATGATCCTTCGCGCAGCACCTTGACGGCTCCGATCTCGGGATACTCGCGCAGCAACCGGACCGATTCGTAACGGTCGCTGCGCTTGAGCCATACGGTTTTCACTCAAGTCCTTTGTCGACAGGCGTTGACTCGGCAAAGAGCGGGATTTCTTCCTCGTCGCGGAACTGTACCGCCGCCCGGCAGTTCTTCACGGCCTGCCGGTAGTAGGTTGGCTTGAGTTCGATCCCGACGCCTCTCCGTCCGTTGATGATCGCGCCGTAGCACTCCGAACCGACACCCATGAACGGGGTCAGAACGATTTCGTTAGGGTTGCTCCAAAGCGTCACGGCTCTTTCGATGACGTCCAGTTGCAGCGGATGCACGTGGCGCTCGTCGTCCGGGTCTTTCGTCTCCTTGTACGGCAACACCCGACCGATGCGAACGTCATCCCAGAATGCGCTCGCGTACTGTCGCCAAACCCAGTGCGAGTAACGGTTCTCGGTTTGCTTCCCGGTCCATCCTCGGTATTGCAGTAGTTCGTGGGGAACCGTGCGCTCGCCGGCATACCGCATGAGTCCGGTCGGATGTTCTACCGGCACTTCGTTCGTCCCATGCCGTCGGAACATCAGCATGTAGTCTGCACTGGCGACGTCGCAAAGCGAAGAGTCCTCGGTGAGCTGTCGATGGGAAAGCCCCTTTGCCATCGTGCGCAACCTGACGGCAAGCGGCTCTTTCCAGACGTGATACCGTGCGCAGTATTGGAATCCGTGCTTTGCGTGGAGGCGGATGATATCGCCCGGGAAGTCGGTCAGTCCTCCGCCAAGGTTCGCCCCAGCGTTCGGCGTGTCCATGCAATGGACTGCCGTGATCCTCCCTGGCTTAGTCAACCTCGCGATCTCGCCAACGACGAAGCCGTAGTGCGCAAAGAACTCGTCGTAGCTTCGGCAGTTGGAAAGGTCGCGCTCCGATGACGAGTAGTTGTAGAGCCCGCAGAACGGCGGCGAGTAAATGCTCATGTCCACCGACTTGTCGGGCATTGCGCCCATTACCTCGCAGCAATCTCCGTTGTATGCCGCGAAGCGTTCCTCAATTTCTTGTGCGATTACAGCCATGACGGGTTCTTTTGGTTGTTGATGCTGTTTTCCTGTTTCTCGATTCGCAGCGTGTCGTTCATGAGCGCGACGAGTTGCGCGAACATCCGATCCGCTGCCTCTGACTTTCTCCGAAGATTGGAGACGACACCGGCCTCGCCTTCCGACGAAATCACGTCCACCCGGACTTCCTTCTTCTGCCCGAACCGCCAGCAACGGCGGATTGCCTGGTACCATTGCTCGAACGAGTGGGACGGAAAAAACGTCTGGTGATGGCAATGCTGCCAGTTGAGTCCGAAACCGGCGATTGTCGGCTTGGTCACAAGCTTCTTGATCTCGCCTTTCTCGAAAGCCTCGAAGATTTCCTCTTTCCGTTCGTCCGTGTCGGACCCTTCAACCTCCACCGCTCCGTCGATCATGCGCTCCAACATGTGGCCCTCGTCGTTCAGATGGCACCATGAAACCGTCGCGCCTTTGTGCTTGGTCGACAGTTCAGCCGCGAGTTCGCACCGTTCCTTGATCGTCCTGCGTCGTTCGTCGCGCTGTTCTTCCAGTGTGATGGCAGGCATTTCGATGAGCCATCCGTCTCGCTTGGTTGTTGCGCTGACGATGTGCTCTGTCGTGCGCAGCTTCGGAAGGATGAACTTTCCGTCGTCGAATCCGAGGTCGGAAGGCTTGCGGACTGCCCGGCCCCATGAACACACCCACCTCCAAAAGTCTCGCTCGGCATGTCCCCGGAATCGGTAGGTCCCGGATCGGAACTCGTCGCTCCGGGATGTCGTGGCCGTCTGCTTCTTGAAGAAGCGACCGATCATGTCCATGAACCCGAGTTCTCCAATTGCCTCCGACGATGTCCCGAGTTCAATGAAGTCGTTCGGAGCGGCGGTGGCGGTGCACAGAAGGCGGTACGGGATGCGCCGCATGAACTCGGTCACCGCTGCTTTCGTTACGCCGTCAAAGTTCTTCAGGATTGAAGACTCGTCGCAGACACACCCAACGAACTTGGACGGGTCGAACTTGTGGAGTCGTTCGTAATTCGCGACCACGACCCGGGAACCGCCGTCCCACGTCCCATCTTGTGACCTGACTGTGTCGACGTGGAACTTCTCGCCTTCGTGGACTGTCTGCCGGGTGACTCCCAACGGCGTCAGGACAAGCACAGGCCCGGCGGCGTGGCGCATGACGTTGTCTGCCCAGACCAGTTGCATCGGTGTCTTGCCGAGGCCGCAGTCGGCGAATATGGCCGATCTGCCGCGCCTGAGTGCCCAAGTCACAAGCGCCGATTGGAAGTCGAAAAGGTAACTCGGAATGTCAATCGGGTCGAACCCGTGGTCGCCTCCGAGTTGCCGTTTGGATTCGAGGAAGTCCGAGTAACTACTTGCTGCCCTGTTCTCTTTTTCTCTCTTCGTCATAAATCTTCTCCTGTCTTCGGTTCACCGTGAACGGCAGATGCCGCTCAAGTTTTCCGCTCGCCATCAGTTCCCGGTATCGGGCGTTCATCCGTGCTTGCCATCCCTTCGCCTTCGGAGGTTGTTCCGCCTCGCCCTGTCGTTGTTTCGGCTTCGGCATGGTGATTTCTTTCAATGAAATCATCTGCCATCCGTTTGGCAAGAACCCTGTCGCTTTTTTCGACGGTCTTGATGGCGTGCGATACCGTGGCGTGATTGGAGCGGTTGAAAGCCTTGGCGATCTGTCCGAGCGTGTGATTGCATGCCTTCTTCGCCAGCCACATCCCAAGACTCCGAGCCCGGTCGACGTCGCCGTGGTCCCGTGTTCGGCTGAGAATCTGGTCCCGTTTGACGCGCATCGTGATGGCTACGTATTCGATGATCGAATCCAGGGTTACGTCCTTCGGGTTCATCTTTTGGCTCCGGTGCTCGCACAATGCATCGACCATTCGCGACAGTTGTTCGACGCGGAACTTCAGCTTGTTGACGACGCTTTCCAGTCGTTCGATCCGGTCGTCCTTGGACTTCTCCGTTTGCTTGGCCTGCGCTTCGATGCTGAACCGCTTGACCGTCTCTGGCTTGACCGCCATCTGGCGCAGTGTGCTCACAATCTCACCCCCATGAGCATGACCGTGGCCAGAACGCCGCACAGAAGGCCAAGGATGAATCCGATGGTTTTCGCCCACACTTGCGGGTCGTATTGCTTCGGGATTCCGATGTCGTGCGCCCATTGATTGATCTCCACGACGACCACGATGAGCAGAACGAACACGACGAGGATTGGCCAGATCATCGCCCACCTCCGTCCGGCATCCGGCTCCGCTTCCGTTCGTCGACGAGTTGCCGGATGTCCTCGGTGACTTTGGCGATTTTCTGAGCGCCTTCCGATATCTTGAGGTTTTCGATTTCGCGCTGTGCCTTGTACCGGCGCAGTTCGTTCAGTTCCTTGTATTCGTCCGATGTCAGCATTGTTGCCATGTTCATCCTTTCTTGGTTGTGATCATCACGATTGTACCGTGAGGTTTCGGCCCGACTTGCTGCCGATAAATCCAATCTATCCGTTCGTCCCCGTCATCGATGCCGAGGCTTTCGGCGATGGCGTCACGGAGCGCCTTGAACCCGCCTGCGAGGTTGTCGTCGTCGAGTCGCTTCTGCCGGACGGCAATGAGCGTGACCCGCACTCCAACATCACCCGCACGAACTCGACTGCGCCTTGCGCGTTGTCCTTTCGGTTTCTCCACGCTTCCTTCGCCGCCTTGCTTCGCCGGTGACGTGCGGTCCAGTGGTCTCGGCGGTTGCTCTCCGACACCGGGCACCACGGCACCCACGCGACGAGTATCGGTTCGCTTGATCCATTCTCCGTTCCGTTCGACATACCCTAGGTCCTCCAATTGTTTGCGAGTGAATGCGCTCATTTCGGCACCGTGTTCCATTGCCCAGCCGCGCACAGCAACGGCATTCCGTACCACGTGCGCTTGCGGGCCTCGGATGGATTGGCGTTGATCCAATCGTGGCCCTTGCGACTGACCGGAACCCAGAACTCGATCATGTTGAGAAGCCTTCCGATCCGGCCTCGGGTGTGGTGAACCTCGGTCGACTTGCGTTCCGGAAACACCGCGCACTTCGGATGCTCGGCCAAGAACACCTTGCGCTTCTCGGCATACTCGCGGAGTCGCTTGGACCGTTCCGCCGACACCTTGCGAATCGGTTTCCGTGGTTTCACGCACCGATCTCCTTGATGAGTTCCGTCGTCGTCAACCCGAGCCCTTTGGCCAACGCCTGGAACGTCGACAACCGAGGGTCCGACTCGCCGGACTCGATCCGGCACAACCCGGACGGAGTCAGCCCGCCGATCTTCGCCACGTCCGCAAGGCTCTGCTTCCCACGGAGGACTCGCAGCTTCGCACCCATAGCCTTCATTTGCTTTTTGGTCATACGCTTCGTTTTCTGTTCTTCCGCCATTCGTCGTGGATCTGCTTTTTGATGATCTGCCACGCCATCTTGTCCGCCTGTTCAATGTGCCGGCATTGGTATCGCGGTCC